TACTTCTTGGGCTTTCTGGAGTTAGTTAACATCTCATCACAGAAGTCATCCCCGTACATACTCCTCATAAACTTAGAGTAACCTTCTCTAACGTGAGTTCTATGCCGCATACCGTACTGGTTACACCCAGCACATTGAGGATGGATGTTCTCCTCCATAATCTTAGTGGCTTGTTTACCTCTTTCTATCCAGTGTCCACCCTGCATATTCTTCCAGTGATACCACTTCCCACATGATACACACTCTATAAAGCCATTCTTACCAGAAGCTACCGCCGCCTTCAATCTAACGTGTTTCTGTAATAACTTAGCTACATCATCTATCAAGGCTCTAAGTGTTTTCTTCCGCATATCACTCTCTTAAATATTCTAAGTTAGGCTCTTTAACCTCGCTCTCTATGAGCAGGTCTATGTAGTGTTTAGCTTTCCTCAAGTCCTCAACACCATTCTTACTCCTCCACCGAGTAACATACTTAACCACGTTGGCTTCGCAGTAACTTAAATCGTTAGCCTGGATATACTCTATGGGTTGGATTTTAAAATCCTTGTAATGATTCCCACCTACTTGTATGTCTTTTGCTTTCATAAGTAATCTAGGTTATCAGTAACCTCTCCGCTCCTTTTCTTCTGTTGGTGTTCCGTAGCCCTCTTCATGGCTAGTATCTTGTTGGACTCATCATAGGCATTCCAATTAATCACATCTTTGTAATACCTACCACAACCTACACACCAGATACTCCCCACGGTAGAAGTGGAACATATACCTCTACAGGGATTCCTAACTTTAGCTACACCTTCAACAAAGGGCATACTATTGGAAAGTGTTTGTTTACACATATCTCTACTGGCCTCCCATATCTTTCTGCCAGCTTCTCACAGTAAGTGCGAGAAGGGTTGATGTCATCTTTCTTGTGATAGATGCACTGTTGGCAGTTTTCAATAATGTTAAGTTCGCTCAGTTGTCTCATGGTGTTACCGTTACTCTACTAATTTCGCCTTTCTGCTTATCATAAGTGATTGCCAATGCACCCCTCTGGGAGTGTTCAAATCCCCTAGCTCCATACGCATCTCTAGCGTTTAACGTAGGATGCCTCTCTATCACCGCACCGGATACCTCTACCACCTCTTTAGTATGGTAGTGTCCTGTACTAATGTAGATGTATTCAGTATTCGCCATCTGGCTGCGGAACCTTGGCTCTGAGAAGAACTTACCAGCCAGTCCCCTAATCTTAGTTAGGTGTCCATGATGCCATCCCAAGAAGACATTACCCCAAGCAAATGAGTAGTATGGGAACACACTATCATCCACGGTGACTCTCTTGTTCTTTTTAAACGCCATCTTCATTATGGCCTGCAACCAAACGGACCCAGTTAAGTCGTGATTACCCTCGCACATTACTACATGAACGTGCTTATGCTTGTGTAATAGCATTTCTACCGCCCGTACGCAGGTTTCTACGGCGACTTGGACTAGCTTAGGGTATCTACCATCTGAATCAAGAACGTGCTTGTTTAGTGGGGTTACGGAGGTCAGGCCGTCCCAATGAAGGAAGTCCCCCATTTGAACGAATACTGCCTGTTCTGAGTCTGGGGTTCCGATAATCATATCCCCGAATGCTTTGTATAAAGTATCCTCTGCAATCTTAATATCCCAGTCAGCGCCAGTCTCCTCATTCCAGGAGTATGCGCCTATGTGATAGTCAGTGATTGTGTACACTGAGCATAAGTCTTTATCAACTTTCTTAGGAGCCTTGATTACAGGCCAGGGTTTTATATTCTGAGTGAGACTTTCACATAGCTCCCTCATTATTTCTTCTTGTCTTTCTTTATCTACCTCAGTCTTGACCCATTGGATTTTAGTATTGCCATCAGAATCAAGGAGTGTTGATTTCCCCTTTACCTTATACCCGTCCGGTATATGATTGTCTGACTTCTGCCAGCCTTTCTTGGCCGCGTTTGTTTCGACAGTTCTCTTAGATGACCTGACGTTGAATTCACTACATCCAAGCTCTTTAGCAGCAGCAGCAGAGGTTCCAAACTCTATCCAAGCAGTAAGGTATTCTCTCTGCTTATTTGTCTCGCAATACTCTAATAGTTTCGGGTCTGGAGCGGCCCTGACAGATACGTTATCCCATTTATCGCCCATGGTTTATTTCCTAAAGTCTCTTGCATAGCCACTCTCTATTAAACAAAGTCAAGTCTCTGTGTCTTTCGTCATCCGATATGTAAGTTCTTGATTTGTTTCTTTGTCTAGCATTATAGTTATTGTTTTTTTTGGAACACTCTGGAGAGCAGTATTTATTTGATGCTCTGCTTGGTTTCTTCTTGCAATCCTTCCACGCACATAAGCTTTCTGACATCCTCTAACACCTCCTTTAACTCTCTTATTAGATTTATTAATTCTTCTGCCTCATCCCCATCCATCTCTAAACTTAATTTCATCCCAAGGTTTTCCCGTCTGCAATGCCTTAATGGTTTTGGTAGCCCTTATCATGTCTTCTTTTTTCATCTTTCCAAACTTAGCTTTTAAGAGGGCGATGGTGAACTCCATGCCTCTGCTCCTCATGCCCCTTTGAGTATCTAGCATCTCTGTGCTTTCCACATATAAATTTTCTACTTCTGCGGCCACGGGATGTGTACTCCTTTATTTGATAAAGCCCTGTTAACATTCTCATAAGTAGACTGAACCTCTAGCGTAGTTAGGTCTGCTGTAGAGTCTTTATCTGTTATTGCTTTCTGTATCGGCTTCCATATATGTTCCTTTACAATCTCTGTTGAAAAAGGAATCTCCACCCCATCCTTAAAGAAGGACTCAACACTAAAACCTTTTCTGTTAAGTTCTTCTGCGGTCAGCCTACAGAAAACATGAAGCGCATTGTTCTGCCTTCCCGTTCTAGGCTTCCCAAAATCTACATCCCATACCACATAGGAGTTTTCCTCCATCAGTTCCTTAGCCTGACGGAGGAAAGTTTCCCTTGTATGAGACGAGTTACAAACCCAGAACTGTCCCATCCAAATCTCCCATTACTCCATTTAACTCCTTACAAACCTTATGAAACGTAGACATCTTCATATCTTCTCGCTCTAACAGCTTGGCGTAATTAGATATGTCCATGTTTACAGCTTTGGCTACGCTGCTCTTGGTTCTTTTAGAGTTGTCGTGGAGACGCTTTAAAAAATGTCCGTAGTGCATAGTATCCTCAGAATGGAATGTCATCAGAGAAGTCATCATCAAAGCTGGCTTGTGGTTTTTGTGCCGCAGCTTGCGGTTGAGAACTGCCTTCTTTTTTCCAAAAGACTTTGCAATTACCAAGTATGGCTCCTTTATTTCCAGCATCTTTCTCTTCTTTGCTTACATCCTGGGTAATCATTCCTGAATTCCCATAGTTATCAAGCTCGTCTACATCAACGAAAACTGTGGCATCAAGATATGTGCCTTTCTCTCCGCGAATTAACCTTTGCTTTTGTATCTTCGTTACGTCTATCTTCAGACTAACCCCCACCTTACTTACATTACTCATTTGAGCTTACCTCCTATGCAGTTTGCTTTAAGAAATTCTCACGTTTTGTGAGTAGGTAGTCTTTATGAACAGTGCCATACTTAGAGTCACCCCTAGCATGCTCACCAATCCATACGCGCTCCCCTGTACGCTTATAGTATCGCCAGTGACCCCTGACAACGTGTTCTGCCGTACCAAACTTTCGGGTCCGTGGCTTTTGCTTGAAGAAGTCTAAAACTTTCTTTGACTTCGGCAGGTTTAGCTTGACCTGCTTGTGCTGGTCCTTTGCTGCGCCTGATGTGTTGACGCTCTTTACACTGTCAATAATGACTCCAGGCTCCCTATCAACGGTCCAATCGTAGTTGACCAGAGAAATCACAGATAGCAAGGTTATCAGCCCCATCTGACTAGCAGTTTCAAAACGATAGAGCGGCCCTAGCGACCTGCACGCTTTTATAATGCTGAAGTTTTCTGGGTCTTCATCAAACTCCTGATAACTAGGATGTGCAGGCACTGGCTGTACCTGCATTCTTTTGAAGACACGCAGTAAGTCCTCTGGCAAATCAGAGTTGTCTGGGCCAAAGGCAGAGAGGTCAAAAAATTCTGACATAAGCTCTCTCGTGAGATTCACCCCAAAAT